TAATTTTTTAACTTACAAACCCATTATAACATTTTGGGTTTTTCAGAAAGTCCAGTTCGACCAGTACTAGCAAGGGTTTTAGCCGTTTAACGATCTGAAATGCATGAAAAAATTATTTTCAAAAAAAGCTTGACACTAAAACTAGGGAGCAAACGGGGCAATGCCTAAACTGAAATATGCATTTGAGTGTACAGAATGCGAGTTATGTGGTGAACTTTGGTGCAATGACTGCGAGGAACACTATGTATATTGCAAATGCGTAGGTCCGCATGAAGAATGTGAAAACTGTAACTTTATTATGGAGGATTGTGAGTGTCAGAAGAAAACTGGAATCATATAAATTATTTTACCAAAGAAGAGTTCCTTTGCAAATGCGGAGAGTGTGACAGGGATACTGGGGTAAGTTTTATCCTAGTAAAAATACTGGATAGGATGAGAAGTGATATGGGTTTTGCTATGCGTATCACGAGTGGCTTTAGATGCATAAAGCATCCGCAGGCACGAGGTGGCTCTAGCAGTCATGCACGAGGGTATGCAGTCGATGTAGGATGTGACAGTAGTGGGCAAAGATTTAAATTACTAGAATACGTTTTAAAGCGTGGGATATTTTTAAGAATAGGTGTAGCCCATGATTTTTTGCATTTCGATATTGATGATAGTGAAGATAAAACAGATCGAGTGATATGGACTTACTAATGATTCCAGTTAAGGAAGTTACTTGGATTTGTCAATGTGGAACCTGGTCTTTAGTTTATCCTCCGAGTGACAAAAATAGACCGCCTGCTGTTGGTTTACCAAGCCAACTTCCTCCAAGCGCGACCCGTACAGTACGTTGAAGAAATTGCAAGCGGTCTATTTTGAGGGGAAGGACTATGCACCGGCTAGTTATTCCAAGAGTGGACACCATATACACTCCACCTTTTGACCATGGCCCTAGTTATGATCATCGGGTATGCATAGCCCTAATCTGTTAGTTCAAGCCCAAAAAATCTGTATCGTCTTCTTCATCATCATTTTTCAAACGCATGATCAAATGCCGTAGATGACCTAACGCTCTTTTTTGCATCATCATATCTTTTGCCATCGATTTGATCAGGTCAGATTGAAAAGCAATATGCTCCGTGAGATTAGCAATGTGGGTAGCTAATTTAGAAATATCCCTTTCTTCTCTTAAAAATCCAACTTTACTTCCGTTTACTTTTTTATTTTCTGGATGCTCTTTATTGTTCAACATCGATGCTCCTAATCTGGTCTATAAAGAAATCTACTGGAACAACCGCATAGTAAAGTTCGGAACATTTTTCGCATGGAACATAATTACTTATTCCCTTAAAGGGAATAGCAACTCTCCAAGGCGATCTGCTTTTTCTAAAAAATAATACAGGTACTTTTTCTTTGCCTGCCTGGTCAACAGCTTGCTTGTACCACTTCTCTATATTAAGCTTCTCTTGAAACTTTACCTCAATTGCAAATCCTTCAAGACCAAGAACATCGTAGCCCCCATCTACACGGGTCTGACTTAAGTTCCGCTTGTAATCTCCCCCTAGTCTATCCTTAAGAAGATTACAGATCTCCCTTTCGCCCCTCTGACCCTTCTGTCGTGATGCACGGCTCATCGGCAGTTTCTCCTTGGCAACATGGTTGAAAATTGCCCTTGCAAATTTCACATTGTATATGGCCTGCCACTTCAATAGGGACAGTCCACATATTACATAGTTCACATCTCACTTTTGTGATTGTCATTTTTTCCCCATCATAATAAATCATATGTCTTTCAACTCTTTTAGCTTGTTCATTTCAATTGCAAATGAAGGACCGTACCCAAAGTTAAGCACGGGTGCGTTCAGAACCATTTCTTTTGTAGCAAAGCCTTTGCAGATGACTTCCAACTCTGTAAGGTCAATTTCCATGAGAGCATAGAGATCTGAAGCAAGGCGAGAAGCCTCGTAAGTTTTGATAAGCAATCTTTTCTTTTTACCCTTTTCATATTCGGTAGCCTTTACATCAACTGTTCGTCCGTCTTTGAGTTTGTAATCAAACTTATCGTCTGGTTTGTCCGTAAAATTTGGGTAAAGGTCAAACATCTTTGCAAAAGCCATCTCGCCTATAAAGCCGATGTAATCAAGATGGATTTGACTTTTTGAACCCATAGTTCTTTGTGTTTTTCTTTTTTGCTTTTCTGAATCGATCTTTCTTCTTGGACCCATTATTTCGCAGATGATCCTTTCCCATTTGTTTAGGCTTGCCAAGCTTACCGTTAAAGATTTTGTGGGCTTCATGGAGAGTCCTCATTTCCTCTTGCGTTAAACTTCTAAATTCTTCCAGTTCCTTTTCCGTATAGACAGATCCTTTTTTTTCTTCCCTTAAAATTTCTGCGATCTTGTCATCTCTGCATAAAATTATTTCATCATCCAATTTTGGCGAGAAGATTGAGCAATATCCGAGAGTTGCATAGTTTCTGCCCCATTCATCTGCCATAGTAGTTCGGATTTCACGCATCACCGTATCCAAGGCAATGATCTTTGATCTTCCAGTAAGCTTTTTTATGTTTTCAGCAACTTCTAATTCTTCTAGATATCTTTCCTCATATTTTTTCCCGAATAAAACCAATATCTCTGGAACAGATTTGTCCACTCCTTTTTGTTCGGCAACAAGCATTGCTGCTCTTTCGCTATAGTTCTGCAATATTTTGACTCGCTTTATTAAAATCGTAATAGATTGTTCTGGGTGCTACACCGTTTCTGTTCTTGTCAACCTTGATAAAGAATTGCTGAAATTGCTCTGGTTGATTTGGATCTGTTTCATGGTCTTCGTTATCCATCATTTCAAAATCCCAAATCAGAAATGCATCTGCCTTTTGTGCAATCTTCCAACTCCCACCTATCTTGGCTCTCGATGCTCCCCCCTCATCTGCATCTCGATTGAGTTGGGCGAGAAGGATAAGCTTAATGTCGTGCTTGGCACAAAACCCTTTGAGTTGTTGAGTCCAGTTGCCAAAGGTGACATACTCACCTCGCTTCAAGTCCTCTCCAGTAGGCTCGATCTCTCCCAAGTAATCGAGAACAACAACCTTGATGTCATACTTCATTTTGTGTTCAAGGATGATGTTCAAAGTCTGATGAATATTTTTCGGTTCATTTCCTGTCATGTAGAATTTACTTTTGCTTAAAGCATCAAAATATTTGCAGACTCGTTCAAAGTTGTATTCATTACTGTCGTATGAGCCTGTCGTAATGTTATTGCATGGGACACCGCTCAAGATCCCTGCAACCCTATTGATCATGGAATTTCTCTCCATCTCATAGTTCAGAAATAAAGTAGGAATTTTAGAATAGACACTCATGTGGACTGCCATGTTCAGACCGAGTGCAGACTTACCCCTGCTTGTAGAAGCTGACAGAATTGTCAAGTCTGGCAAACCTCTTAGTACGTTATCGAGTTTCGGATAACCCGTACAAATTCCTGGTGCGGTAGAAGGATTTTTAAATCGATCTGCTGCTTGTTCATATCCAATATCGGAAAGTTCTTGAGGAGAGTAGTAATCTTTTTTTGCAGTAGAAGTTTCCAACTCCATTGCTAATTCAAATAACTCTGTATGCGCTTCCTGCAAGAACAAAGCAGGGTCTTCAATTCCCGTAAAAGCTTTCTCTACTCGATAGTAAGTTTGCTCCAGATATTTTCTTTGGATGGATAATTTTTTGACAATCTTGGAGTGATGAGTGATTGCTTGAGATGTTGGACAGTAGTCTTCGATGGTACTCAACCAATTCAAACCTCCCATCTTTTCTAAAACTTTTCGCTCCTCCAACTCCGTTGCAAGTGTTAAAACATCCATGCTTTCGCTTTTATCATTCAACTTGTTCAAGGCAGTCCACAAATGTTTGTGGTTCAGCTTGTGAAAATCATCCTCTGTCAGGATAGCCTTGGCTTTATGGATGCAATTGTTGTCCATAATGATGGATGACAATACACTCCGTTCAGCCTCCTCTGAATAGGGGGGGAGATTATTTTCCCAGTATTTTTTCATCGTATTTTCGTTGTTTCTCTTTGTAAAATTGCCGAGCCTTTGCCTTTTGCGACTTGAGAGATCCACTTGGTCTTCCGCTTCCCTGCGGAGTTTGATTGTTGAAGAGCGTGTTGACCTTATCGAACATCTTGATAAATCCGCTAATGTTTTTGAAGTTTTGGAGAAATTCATCTTCTGTTTCCAGTAAAAATTTCCAACGCTCTTGCAACATTTCTGCGCCAAAGCCTGACTCCATCAGCTTCTTCAAATTGGGAGTGTGTATCTTCCAATCCACTACGGTTGGTGACCCGTATTTTTGGAAATAAATTTCTCTTAGTGAAA